AGAGCGAGGAGAGCAATGACGTCATGTGGGTTGAACCCGATGTCAGAGTCGATGAACATTAGATGCGTATCTTCCGAACGCATGAACTCATCTGCGCAGTAGTTACGAGCACGAGTGATCAGAGACTCGTTGAACAGGAAGTAGAACCTTACCTGAATGCCATAGTGAGTACACAGAGCAGAGAGGTCTGCGATCGATCGTGTAAACATACCGGCACACTGACCGCCATACATTGGAGCAGCCACAAACAGCTTACGCTTCTTGAGCTCCTCGATTGGGACCTTAATTTCCATACCCATTATTCACTTACCTTTCTAGGGCGGCCTCGGCCGCGTTTTGGTTCTTCGATTTCGATAACTGGATTCTTCAACTCTTCGAGGATATCCTCGATAGCTTGTTGAGTGTCTTCGTACTTCTTGTCGTGCTCTTTACCGATACCATATGAGCCGTCATACTTCGATAGAGCCTCTGAATCGAACGACAGATACTGACCGATGCGAGTGCCTGGCTTGATCTTCATAGGACCACAAGTAACATGCATTACCCCAGCCATAACACCATGATAACCACTATCATAAAGGCCAGAGGTGAGAAACACGCCATTACGGTTAAGGGTGGAGCGAGTAATGACCCAACCAGCCTCGCCTTCTCCAACTTTGATGACGTTCTCCATGACAACTTCATAATGACCTTCCTTGAGGGTATAGTAGCCGTCAGGGTCAACGGTGAGCTCTACTGAGCCACGATGCTTCTTTTGTTCTTCATCGATGACGAAAGCTGCAGGACGGATGAAGAACACCTTACCGAGACGAAGGTCTACAGCATTAGGTTGAACGTCCTGATCTTGTACATTGGTTAGAGCCGACCTAGAGTTAGGTCCTGAGATATGTTTCATTCTGTATCCTCACGTGTTGCATACATCATAAGCACGATGTAGTGAATAGCTTTCAAAAGGTCTTTGCGGTTGTTCCCACCCTTCTTACCGAAGCGGGCCAGATACTTGATTGCAGTATCACGAGCGGTGGTGTCGAGAGAGCCAAGCGACTCCCAGAAGTCTACGGTCTGGACTTCGCCATTACCAACATAGTGCTGTCCGTAGGTTGAATCGATATAGGCCTGCACTTCTTGCAGGATATCGCCTTCATTGTATTTATAGGGGATTGAGTTACCAGGCTGCTTCGGGCTTGTCATTGCTGTATTCCTCACATAGTTCATTAATGTACTTCATGTTCGACTTAGCCAAGTCGATCTTTACCTTATCTAACGTATTGAAGTTAAAGTCAACTTCTTTCTCGAACTTACCGTCAACCAATCCCGTAGGTGAGGTGTCGAAGGCGACCTCGTTAAGACCAGCCCAGATAGCCGCAGAAGAGTCCCACGTATCGATATCGAAACGACCGCAGAGCTGAATCTCGTTAGGTCCATCGACCATTCCAAGGAAGTGGATCTTCTTACCGTTCAGACGAGCCAGACGAAGGATCCCACGGCGCTCGAGCTCGCGCATCATCGCGTAGCGACTCATGTAACGCTGCAGCTTGTTGTTCTTCTCGACACCATATGCATTAGGAACACCGAGGATCGATACACCAATATAGTCTACGAGAGGAGAAGTAGCAGCCCATGCAAAGGTTGCAATGTAGTCTTCGATGTCCCCAATCTCTGACTGAGGCACGAAGAACGTTCCGAAGCGAGCTTCACGGAACAAAGGAGCCAGCCGTTCTGCAGCCTTGATGGTCTTGGAACCTGGCTCATTAGGATAGTCAGACATCACGATGTAGTCTGCACCGACCTGCTTGCCCATCTCAATCAGCTTATCGGATGGATACATCTCACGACCCTGCTTGTACATTTCAAAAGCAGAGTTGTCGAGAATGTATGTTTCAGCTAGGTTCCGGCCGCTGCGATAGAACCTAGTATACTCCTTGTCCTCTTCGACGAGATGGGCAAGGAGTAGGTGATGTGTTTGATTGTTAACAAACGTCGAAAGATGACGCGTGGGTGCGATGTGACAAAAGTCAACCATAATATAACCTCATTACAAATTGTAGAAGTGAATTACTTCTTGTGGATCTTTACACTATAGCCCATGTCGTGTAAATCGTCAACATGGGAATCAGAGATCTTCTCACCCTTCTTTAGCTGGTCGGATTCGATACCAGAGCTAGGGTGGATCTTGTGAACGATGTAGTGCGTACCGTTCTCATGTGGCTTAAGTTCAACATCATGGGCTTCGTTAATCTCTTGTGATTCTGCCATGAATGCGCTGAAAGTTTTCATCTTTGTATCCCCGTTAGTATTCTGCATAGCTTCCGTTCTCATTATCTTCTGAGACCGAGATCTTGAATTTACGTCCAGGATATTTATCTTTAATCAAAACGCTAAGATCATCTGACATCATCTCACATGAGCGATAATCTAGCTTAAGAGTTTCAGTCTGATACAGAGACTCGAGCCAGCGCTTCATCTGGATAAACTCCACATCACGATTGTCATGACGGACTTCCAGGTCTACACGGAAGTGGAAGATGTGACGATGATCATATCCAAGGAACTTAACATCCTCTAGCTCTGGATTAGTCAGAGCCTCAGGATAACGGTGAATGCCTTCCTTCTGAAAGGTAACCCAAATGTACTTCATTAATATCTCCCATTTCTTTTTGAGCTTGCTACTGGATCCTTATCACGATTCAGTTCTGGAGTCAACTGTCTAATTAGACAGCCCTCGATGTGTTCTATAGTTTCTGCGTTGCACATGAAAGGCTCAACGAGCCACTCAAACTCCCACTTACGACCATCAGCAATCAACGCTTCACGAAAGTTAGTACGACCCTCGAGGCCATACTTCTCTTTCCAGTTACGGTGATTGTACTCAAGGGTCGAGAGCATGCACTTCGATGATCCAATATACATGACAAAGACATTGTCACGAACAATGTACACACCACGTTCTCTCACTTCATTATCATATGCCATTAGATAATCCCATACTTCTGTTTAGCAGCTTTAGTGTTGAGTTTAGGTCGTTCCATTAGAACGATGCCAGCATCTTCGTACATTTTCTTCCAACAGTCAACACCAAATACGTAGTTACTTTGGAATTTACGAAGACCTTGATTCTCTTCGTTAGTAGTGTAAGTTGTAACGAGGTTCTCAAACCACACATTGAAGAACTCTTCGAATGATAGTTTGACTGGCGAGTTAACGCAATGCATCGCGATGTTCTTATGAGTAATCGGATGCTCTAATGCAAGGCGCTCGTCCTTGCTGATCGGAAGACCCTTCTTCTGTTTAAGAATGGTCTCGAAAGCCTTCTCGCTGATAAGACCTGTTGAGTTACCATTGAAGCCACCTTCGCGGACAGAGGCTTCAATTTGACGACGTGAGCGACTACGCGCACTATCTGATAAACTACCCCACGCATCATATACCCTTGAGTATACAAGGTAAGATATTTCAAAGTTAAACTTGAACTCTTCTGTGATGAACATAACAAAAAGCCTTCCACTCAGTCTGTAGAACCACTATCCCACAAAACTGAATGAAAGGCAACATTTATTTTAAGAAAGAAGTGCTTTGTCGTCAAACTTAGAGGTGACAGCAATCGCATTCCAAGGATGTAATGACTCTTCATGCGACACAGCAATCGAGAAGTCTTGGATACGACCAGCAGCAAACCACTCATCAAGACCTTCATACATCAAGCGACATACGTCTTCCGAGAAGAAGAGATTCGAACCATTGAGCTCTGCAAACGCTTGCTCGTCACGGCGCTTAACGACGATCTGAACTTCGGTAGGAACCTGCTTGCGGCAGAGCTCTACAAGGTCTTCGATCCAGATGATGTCTTCTGGCTTGAATTCAACCTTGACCTTCATTATCGAACGCTGCGAGTGAGCATTGGCAGCTGCCTTACGCTTCTCTGTAGCATCATGAGCTAGCTCGAATGAGCAAGGGCACGTTGACGAGTACACATAGTCAACCGTAAGGAAGAACTTAGTTTCACCATCACGATACTGACCTTCAATCTCAGTCTTGTATGCAATGTGTCCACGAAGCTTCTCGTGTGTATGATCATGACGAGAGCGCAAGGCGTCCTGGTGCCAAGGATACTTAAAGCGCAGCTTGCAGTATGCGTTCTTCGAACCCTGCTTCTCTGCTAGCTCCTTAAGAGCACCACTAATGCCATCAATGGTCAGGTGGTTTTCAATCTTATCATGCATCAGAAGATACAGACGAGAGAGATTCAGACCCTTTGCATTGACATCATCGAGCGAGCAATAGAGAGAGGCTTCCGACTGGAGAACCTGAGTCCCACCATCTCTACGCTGGACAACAATCGGAAGATCCACAGGAGCGATACCAACCTTACGGATTGGAACACGAGACCCAACTAGAACAGGCTCTACCTGAGGATCAGGTAGGTCGTCTGTATAGAAGTCCTCATCATACTCAAACGTAAGATCGGGCATCTTACTCGAGTAGTCGTTATAACCGATTGTTTTACCTTGCTTTCTCATTACAATTCCTTATACTAGTTCTTCATAAACACCAACGATCTCTGCCAGACCGTAACCAAATCCAAGAATGAATACGGCAACAGATGGATTGCTCATCATCAGGCAAGCAACGCAGCTTGCAGCAATCCTTATACTACTCTTTACAAAAGAAATCAACTGGTGTTTTTTAGGATCGGGATGATTCATATTATACTTCTCTTTCATAGATAGCCGAATTGGCTCCGTGCTCTGCACACTCAACTGACTGCACCCAGCAACGGTTGTTAGTCTTCTCACGGATTAGCTTGTCAGCAAACTGGAATGCATGAAAGGCAAACTTCTCTGCACCGACACCATCGAAGATACGGATCTCTGCAAGATCGTGAGCTTCTAGCTCTTTGAACTTCTCGAGGTGAGGGTCATTGATATCGAGCGCTAGTTTATGGTCGAACATGTCTTCGAGCCATGCCTTGATCTGCTTGAGACCACCGAAGTCGACTGCCCAGTTCTTGTTGTCAAGATCATCACATCCAAACTTGAATGTGAATGCAAGACTATACCCATGCAGGAGATGGCAGTGTGAGTGATCAGCATTAGGCTGACGAAAGACAGCTGACAGACCGATGTTATGTCCGTAATGTTTTTTACTAAAGTATGGCATTTTGTTTTCCTCTATTGGTTAATAGAGCAGCAGAGTTTGTATAGCGGGATGAGCTGTAAAGGCCGCTTAGGCTTCCCAAGGGAAGATTACCCACCGTTGATCTTCGTTACGATCAATGGTCTGGTGAAAGAAATGAGGTCTAACACTCTGGGCTGTGTTATATATCATACTACAAATTCGAATATTGTCAACAGGTAAGTTGCCGCTACCAGCAACAGACGTCTGCCAGTCTGCAAGAAGCTCTCTAATGGTATCCCCACCATCAACAATATCATCGACCAGCAACACCTTTAGATCGTTGTCTATGATCTGCTCGGGGATCCAACAGTTAGACTCATTGCCCCACTTCGAACTATCACGAGTGTTCCAGTGAACCATCTGGACAGGAATCTTAAGACGGTGCGAAAGGTATACAGCAGGAACGCTTCCACCTCTCACAATACCCACGATAAGGTCGGGCTTGTAGTCTTCTCGCTCAACCTGACGAGCAATGTATTCGACCCCTTCAAGGAAGTCGTTTTGACTATAAATTATAACAGAAGGCACATCACTCATATCACACTCCAATCAAATTGCCC